TTTGGTGTCGGACTGCACCCTGCCTATGCGAATGCCCACAGACCACGCTAGAATTCCATTTCTTGGCTAAATTAAGGCTAGTTATACCGGCATGCTTAGACATGTTGCCTTCATCTCCATGAGCCAAATGCCAGCCTTTCTCAAATTCATACGCTCGCTTATGAAATCTAATCCCCAAGCTGGTAAAATCCATAAATTTATCGTAAGCCAATTCTGGTAATCCAATGAGTGATGGCGCACCTCTCAACAAAGTTTGGTAAATTCTATCGGTGTGATTTGATCTGACTATATCTGTCGTGCCTAAGTCATAAAGTATCTCTTGACCAAGTGATCGTTCCTCATCAAGTGTTTCTGCAAACTCTAACTTTGTTCCTTTTGCCCAACGGCTTTGACTCCCCAGATCCATCTCATCACCAACATTCAACACAAAATCAAACTTCTCTCGCTTTGTCATTGCAATTAAATTCTTGACAGCTGCAACATGGTGCAACGGAATTTGTAAATCGCAACATGATGCAACGGAATTTGTAAATCAGGAACTACTAAATACCTTCGATTAGGTTTAGTCGTCATCCTCATCCGGATCGATGCGTGGAATTATCGCATCAGGTTTATCGTTGGAGATCCAGTCGGGCAAGGCGTTTGGCTCTTGCATAATCCAAAACGCCATTTCCTTAGTAAAACCTGCACGCTTTGCAGCTGTAAATGCTTCATGCAATGCAATAAAATGTGTATCTAGTTTGGTCATTTCACGAGTTTGGCGAACGACTCGACGATTGATCTTTTTGCGTTTGATAGGTTTTCGTGTGTTCGCCATAGGAAAATTATTGCTTACTGATTAAGACAAACAGATCATCAACACGCTTTTCTAATCGAGTAATTTGATCCTTGATGCTTGTTCCAGAATTCGGGCGCAACTCATTAAGCCAGCCTTTAACTAAGAAACGAAACCCGATTAGCACGCCTGTTAGCACAGCGCAAATGCCAGCCGAAAAGCCAGCCCATTCTTGAGGTGTCATTTGGCATTAACGCCATAGTCTGCTTCGCTCCCTGAATTTGGATCAATTGCTTTTGCTACTGGTGCAATCAATGCGCCAAGTAATATTGCAAACTCTGGTCTGATATCAGCAACGATTGCAAGTGCAACAGTTATGCCGGATGCAGCCACAGCTCTTAAATATGACTTGATTGCTGCTTTGTGTTTATTTGATAGTTTCATGCATCTCCTATGGTCGGGCAACTGCCATGATTAGTGAGTAGTTGCGTTTGCGTAAATAAACACCATCGCCATTTGACTGGCTTCCTGCTTTACCGGATGAAGTATTGCCCTCAATGACTTGCAAGTATTTCAATGCTGTGTTGTTCCATTTGACAATGCCAACATGATCCGGCTCAGCATCTTTGTCAAATTGAAAGAAAACAATATCACCGGCTTTTGCCTGTCCTACCGGTATCAGCTTGCCAAGCATTGCAAACCATTTAAGTGCATGATCGCAACTTGCAAATCCTTTACCGGATTGAGCTGCAATTGATCCACCAAGTCCTGCTTTGTTGTAGCACCAAGATACAAACATGGCACACCAAGGCTGATTGTTTAAGCCATACCATTTGCCATACTTTGTATCATTGACAGGCTGCTCTTGATAGCCAATCTCTGCTTTAGCAATCTCTAATAAGTTTGGCATAGTTCCTCAAGATTATGCTAGGAGTAATTTAGCCTCGTCGGCAGTTATGCCTAAACGCTCAAGCAGTTGTGCCTTAGCCTGAGCCTTTGCTTCGGCTTCGGCTTTCGCCGCTGCAAATTTTGCTTGTGTCGCTTCGTGTTCAGCAAACTCTGCATCAGTCATTTCTCTATCAATAACTTTATCTGTTTGTGTGTTGTGTATTCTTATCATTGGATTACTCATTATTTGACTCCATAAAGTAGGGCTGTTCCAGTAGAAAAAGTGCCAGAAGAAGGCGCAAGAACAAAACTGGTCATTGCAGTATTTGATCTAAAAGCACCGCCAGACATACCTGAAAGATTTCCACCTGCGGATTTAGTAATTCCATAAGTTCCTGTAAAAACTTTATAATTAGTACTGCTTGTGTAATTGTAAAATAAATAACAAGCAACATTGTCAGCATCACTAGATAATCCAGCTGATGCGCCTCCTATTTCAATCATTCCATTATTACTATTATTGGTAGTAACAGTGCCAGCATTACTTTCAACAGTTCCATAACTTGAAAGAGTTGTTTGATTATTTATTTTGATTAAAGTCACAAAATTTGCGCTAGCAGTAACTCCTGTAATAACAAGTTGTAAATTAATATAATCTTGACTGATACCGGAGATTGTTGTGCTTGCACCTGTAAGAGTTGTAGTTGATAACAAGGTCATTCCACCACCAGCAGGTGCAGCCCAACTGGGAACACCGGCAGCAACTGTAAGGACATTTCCTGTGCTGCCAATTCCAAGTCGTGTTTTTACATTTGCACTAGATGAACGAAAAGATATATCTCCGAGAGTTGTTTCAGGATTTAAGTTTTTTGTCGTGGTATCAACAGATGATCCAAGTGTGCGAATTGCTGATGCGCCATCCTTGACCAGAGCTGTGTCATCTGGTGTTGTCCAGCCGTAATTGGTAGTGGTTGCCATATTGTCCTATTCTCAGGATACGATTGTAGCGTATTCCCATGTCAGAGTTTGATCTATCGTTTGGAATGTTTCATTTATTGGAACAGTATTCCAACGCATTGCCACCTGACTAAATGCCACAGGCGANAGGTTTAGCGTTAAGAATAACTCGTTAAATCTTGTGCTCCATGACCAGCCCTCAACATACCCCTCAAACTCCCCGCCTGAGATTTGATCGGGCAAATTTTTCAGGTTAAGCGGTTGACCCATAAATACGCCTAGCAAATGATCTCTGTCTGCATCATCAATCTCTGGATTTGTAATTGGAAAGGTTATGGATTGGAATGCCGGCAATGGAAAGGCTCGTTGAGCAATGTAGCGATCTGCAACCTCTTGAGCATCCACAGCTGAATGAATGACTGAGTTGATGCTTTCGGCTTTGTAGCCGTATAGGGCAATTGATGATGCGCTGGTTGCGGTTTCTTGCGATCCAAAATTGTTGCCATAGTTGATGTAAATGTCATTGCGTAGATCAGCTGCTCTAACGACAGTTGAAAGCCCTTGACCTAACGCATGGTTAGCATCGAGATCAACATAACCATTTGCAAGTAAGTAAGTCTGTCTGTGATCTGCATCTGCATAACTTATGTCGCCATTGTTTTCCTCATACAAATATCCAAATGCTGAATTGGCTATCTGACTTGCAATATTGTAAATGGTGTCGGGATCAGCTGCTCGGTTTTCCATTGTGTAAAGACCCGGAGTGTCAATTGTGCCAAGTCCTTGATTACCAGCTTGCGCCCATGTTTCTGTCGCATCATAGGTTGCCCATGTCGTTGCTGCTGGCACATCATTCCAACTTGCAAGCAATACACTTGACAACAAAGCAAGTATTTGGTCGCCATCCTCATCCTGTGAAATTGTGCCGTTGTAAATCTCTTTTGCTAGTTTGACCAGCGCACCCATTGCAAGGATTGTGTAAGAAATGACTGTCGCAATCTGTCCAGTTTGTGCAACCTCAACTGTGATGTCAGTTATGTCGCCACCAAATAGATTTACATAAGTTGCTGAACTGTCTTTGACCTGCAAACTCAAACTGTCGTTGATGTCAAATGGTAAGGTCTGTCCAGATAATGCCACAAGGCTAATTTGTAAATAAGATGGGTTGGGTTGTGTATAGATATCATCCCGACCACTTTCGTGGGTGATGTCGCTAATTGCAATGTCTGTGTAATCAACACCGGCAACAGTCAATTTCCAGTCAGGTGTCCAGACTGTCATTATCCGCCCTTTATGCCGTTGTTATACAGCTGTGGAACTGATCTTGATGCGCTTTGATTTAAGACTTTTGCAACTGATCTAGCAGCACCCTCACTATCAACTGCCTTGACTGTAATGTTATTAACAACTGGTGCGCTTATTCTATTTTCACGAACATTAGGCAAGGCTGCAATTGAAGGCGCAACAAATCCTTGTGAAGCCGATGGGGCTGGATTTGAGATTGATGGNATATTAACTCCGGGAATAACATTTGCAACTCTAATCATTTCATTTGCAAGTGATACAACCAAGCCAATTGCTTCACGCACAAATGTAATAAAGCCAGAGATCAATCCAGCAACCTTGCTTATGGCATTGCCAAAAGCCTCAGCACTCCTTTGTGTTTCATTAAGAGATGCGCTCAATCCTTCATCACCAGTCAATCCTGCAATAAAGCCGTTTAATGCTGGAATCCCAGTTGTATTTAAGAAACCAATAAACTTTTCTACCTGTGGCAATAATGCAAAACCAAGACTTTCTTTAGCCTCATCAAATCCAACTTTTAGGCGATCAATCTTTCCTTGAAATGTTTCAGCGTTTGCAGCTGCTGCTCCACCATAAAGATCGGACAATTTTGCTTGAACCTCTGTGAATGATGAGGTTGCCAAT